ATGTTAGATTAATAAAAATATAAAAAGATATGGCAGATTTTATAATAGGTGGTCAAGTTAATATTGATGGTGGCAATGCTGAAAAGAGTGTTGGTAGTATAAAACAACAACTAAGAGAAGCACAAAAAGAACTTGTTGCAATGAGTGATAAGTTTGGTGCAACATCAAAAGAAGCAGTTATAGCAGCAAAGAAGGTTGCAGAATTTAAAGATAAGATTGGGGATGCTAAAACATTAAGTGATGCATTTAATCCTGATGCTAAGTTTAAAGGATTTGCTAATGCATTGCAAGGTGTTGCAGGTGGATTTGCTGCATTACAAGGCGCACAAGCATTATTTGGGAATCAATCAAAAGACCTTGAAAAAACACTTGTAAAAGTGCAAGGTGCAATGGCATTAAGTCAGGGATTGAATAGTGTATTAGAAAGTAAGGATGCATTTAAAGCATTAGGTGCGCAAGGAGTACAAGCATTTAATGCAATTAAAGTAGCAATTGGTAGCACTGGAATAGGGTTGCTTCTTGTTGCTTTAGGTGCAGTTGCAGTTTATTGGGATGATATTAAAGGTGCAGTTAGTGGTGTAAGTGCTGAACAAACCAAATTATTAGAAACACAAAAGAAATCTGTTGCTGCTTCACAAAAAAGTTTAGATGCTATTACCAAATCTGAAAACATTTTAAAATTAAATGGTAAAAGTGAAAAGGAAATTTTGAACATGAAAATTGCTGCTGCAAATCTAGCAATTACAGGACTTGAAGCACAACTGGAAACACAAAAAGCAATGCGTCAATCACAGATTGATGTTGCTAAAAGAAATAAAGATATTTTAGTTGGCATGCTTGAATTTACAACTGCACCAATAGCATTACTTTTAAAAGCAGTTGATGAAGTTGGAAAAGTATTAGGTAAAGATTTTGGATTGGAAGAATCATTATATGGTAGCATTGCAAAATTAGTATTTAATCCTGAAGAAGTTGCAATAGAAGCAGACAAAACTATTACTGAAACTGAAGATAAATTAACAGAATTAAAAAATTCTCAAGCAGGTTATCAGTTACAAATAAAAGATATAAATACAAAAGCATCTAATGAAGCTAAACAAGCAGCTAAACAAGATGCTGCTGATGCTGATAAAATAAAAAAAGAAGAAGAAGCAAAAGAAAAAACAAGATTAGAAAATTTAGCTGCACAGAATAAACACACAGATGAATTAATAGAACAAAATAGATTAGCTTCTATTAAAGATGGATTCACTAAAAAGCAATTGGAACTTGCAGGTCAAGAACAAAAAGAAATTGATGCTGAATTAGAAAGATTAAATAATAAACTAATTACTAAAGAACAATATGAATTAAACAAAAAAAATATTACAGAAAGATATGGTATTCTTCAAAGTGAATTAATAAAAACTGAAGAACAAAAAAGAGCAGATGAATCAAAGAAATCAGATGATGAAAGAACTGCAAATGAAAAAAAGAATGCAGAAGAAAGAATAAAAGCAAAACGAGCAGAAATAGATGCAAAAGTTGCATTAGAAAATTCATATCTTGATGCTGCTTCAGCAGGTGTTTCAATTATAAAAATGTTTTCTGAAAAAAATAAAGGATTACAGAAAGCAGCATTGATAGCAGAAAATGCAATTACTATTGCTAAGATTATATTAAATACATCAGCAGCAAATGCAGCAGCAACTTTAAAATATTCATTAGTACCAGGTGGTCAAGTATTAGCAGCAGCAGAAGTGTTATCAAACAAAATTAAAGCAGGTATTGGGATTGCAACTGCTATTGCTGCAACTGCAAAAGGTTTAGCAGGAATAGGTGCAGGTGGTGGTGGTGGAAATGGTGGTGGTGGTAATTTGCCAGGTGGTGGTGGTGGTGGTGGGAATGCTGGTTCTACACAAGCACCCATTCAGGCACAATTACAAACAACTACTTTAAATCAATCACAGATTCAACAGATGGGAAATGCAGCAGTAAGAAGTTTTGTTGTTGAAAGTGATGTTAGTGGGAATCAAGAAAGAATAAGAAGATTAAATAGAGCAGCAAGAATTAACTAAAAATAAAAATTATGAAATTACCAATTTATGAATTGAAGATTAATGATGCAATGACTGATGAAGCAGAAGTTAACTATGTTGCATTAGTGGATGCACCTGCAATCAAGAAAGATTTCATTGCATTCAAAGAAGAATTTATTGAACCATCTAAAGGTGAGCATGAAGCAGATTTCATTCCAAGATGCATTGCCTATGTAGTTAATGAAGGCAAAGATACTGAACAAGCAACTGCAATCTGTTATTCTGTTTGGGAACAGCATTTTGCAGGAACTAAAGTTAGTATTGATTATGATGACACCCTTTCAACAGAAAGAGGTAAACAACTTGCCAAAAGATTAATTGCAAATGGTGATGTAGTTTATATCATTTCTGCAAGACAAGATAAAGAAGGAATGTTATCAGTAGCAAAAGATTTGGGCATTCCTGAAAGTAGAGTTTATGCAACTGGAAGTAATAAATCAAAAGTTGAAAAGATTAAAGAATTAAGTATTACAAAGCACTATGATAATAATGCAGATGTGGTTAAAGAATTAGGTTCTAAAGGTGAAAAGTTTAAGATGGGATTTGCTATAACAAATGAAGATGAGCATATCATATCAGGTTGTTTAATGGAAGCAAATTTGCCAATATATAGAAACAATGAAAAGTTTGGTGAGCATTATGTGGTTTTTTCTGCTGATACTATCAAACAAATTGCTATCAAGTTTGCAAAGAAACATTATCAAAGCAATGTAAATCTTATGCATGATGCTAATAAAGTTGTAGATGGTTGTACTATGTTTGAATCATTTATAGTTGATAAGAGTAGGGGAATTATGCCAATGCAAGGGTTTGAAGGAATTGCTGATGGTTCATGGTTTGGTTCTTTTTATGTTGAAAATCCTAAAGTATGGGAACAAATTAAGAGTGGTGAGTTGAAAGGATTTAGTGTTGAGGGTATGTTTGACTATGAGATTCCATTAGATTCAGACCAAAAGAAACTTAAAGAAATAGAACTTTTACTTAATTCATTAATTTAAAAGGGAACGATATTCACAATTAAACATTTATTAGTATGGAAGCAAAAGAAATAATTGAAAAATTAAAAATCACATTCCAAGAATTAGTTGGAAATCCTGCTGCACCAATGGCACCTGAAACTGCACCTGAAATGATTATGCCTACAAAAGCAAAATTAGTTGATGGTACTGAAGTTGAAATTTCAGAAGTAGGTATTGGTGGAATAGTAACAATTCAAGGTGTACCTGCACCAATAGGAGAGCATCAATTAGAAGATGGAACTATTATAGTTGTAGGTGATAATGGTGCTATTACAGAAATTAAACCATCTGCACCAATGGTTGAAGATATGAAGAAGATGAAAATGGAAGATGTTTTTAATTCTTTTCAATCTTCTACAAATGAAAAGTTTACATCTTATGAAGCAAAGTTTGCATCTTATGAAGCAAGATTTGCAGATTATGAAACTAAATTAAACAAGGCAACACAAGTAATTGAGGGTTTAATAAACCTTACAAAAACTTTAGCTGAAACACCAACAGGGACACCTGATGTTGCAGTAAAAACAGAATCAAATTTCAAAGCAGATAGTAAGATTTCTTACGACATCCTTTTTTCATAATAAAATAAAAATAATAAAATGTCATTAAATTTAACTGGATTAACTGCATATACTAAGCAACTTGTAAAACCTTTATTAACAAGTGCAGTATTTGATGCAAAGACACAACAATTGATTAAAGACAATGGTATAGTAATACCAGGTGCTAAATCAGCAGTACAGATTCCTTTAATGGATACTGATGCAAATTTCCAAACTGATGCTTGTGGTTGGAATGCAAGTGGTACAACTACTTTCACACAATCTACTATCACAGTTGGTAAAATCAAAATTGAAGAAGCAATTTGTGTTAAAGATTTAGAAGCATACTTTACACAAGAAGCATTAAAAGCAGGTTCTACTTATACTGAATTTCAGAATGCAGATTTCCAAGCAGCATATCTTGACAAGAAAAATAAGAGAATTGCAGCACAATTAGAAACAGCAATTTGGCAAGGTGATACAACTGGAAGTGGTGGTATGAACTTAAACAAGTTTGATGGTTTCCAAAAATTAGTAGCATCAGCATCAGTTAATGCAAATGTTAGTGGTTACAATGGAACAACAGGTGCAATCACAACTATTACTGCAT